TAATGGAAGATTGCTAAATTCTGTATTTACTTTCTTTTCAATACGATTCAATTTCTCTTCATGTTCTTCTAAAACTTGATATTGAAGTTTTAATTGATCCATTGCTGAAAGTTGTTTTTTCTCTGCTCTCATATTAAAATATCCATCAACCAACTTTTCGTATTGCTCCCATGCAACATCATCTTCTAAAATCTTTAAGAGTTTTGAATAACCTCTTTCTGATAAAAGATAAATATTCTTGCTTACATTTAATGCATTTTGTGTATAAATTCCGTTATCCTTCAAAAGGATTTCGACTTCTGTCCCTTTTAAATCAACAATATCAATGCCGTCGTTAAATCTTATTCTATTGTTATTTATTAACTCATTAATTTTTCCAAGTTCTCTAGAGTGAATGTTGGCAATTTCTTTAACCAACATTGCCTTTTTGCCGTTACCAAAGCCTCCTTCTATTTCATGAAATTTCATTCCTTCAACTTCTTTAGCACCCCTTAATTTAATTTGTGATACTTCTAAAAACTTCTTGTCCATAATTCTCCCTTTCTAATCCCAAAAGTTAGTCTGTTGTGGTCTATCAAGTTTTATTATTCTTATACTTTCATCAATAACCGGTAATACATCCTTATAATTCTCAACACTCAAGTCTTCCCACTTGTTGATATTTAGTAATAAAAATACTCTTGCCTTAACTTGTTCGTACTCATCATCTGCTCTTAATATCCCAAGACGCTTTTTAATATAGCTACTTAAATCAAATTTAGATTTTGAGTTTATCTTGTAATATTCCTTCACTTCTTTCAGCTTGTCCTCAAAAAGATTATTTACCATTGTTGTCAATTGTCCCTTAAATTCATTGATTGAATTTTGATTGTTTGCATATGAGCCTGTTTTTCTTATATGTGGTAATACTTCTGATGTAACCCATCTTTTAAACTTTTTAGCATTTGGTAACTTACTACTTAGAATTAAGCTGTAAAGTCCACTTTCATTGATTACTATTACTTCTCTGTTTTGACCTGATAGAACAATTCGTTCTGTCAGCTTATCTTCATCATCAACATGGTCTCTTATTGCTTTAGGAGTATTTGAATATCCTAAGATTTCAGCTACATCTTTACCTACGAAATAAGGTTCATCATTAATTAAAATTCCTCTAACTTGTCCAAATTCATCATTTTCAAAAATTTGTAATTGATTATTCATGTTTCATCATTCCTTTCTTAATTAAATTGTTAAACTTAAAAAAATTTTTATATTCTTCATTTTATGGTAAAATATTACCTGTAAGGAGGTGAATATTTTATGAATAGCGAATATCAAAAGTTTTTAAAAGATGTCTATGATTTTTATAAAAAAACTGGTAAAACTAGCGTTCAATATACTTTTCAAGATAACACTGACAAAGACTTGATTTTTGATGCTATAGACTACTTTGAACAAAAAGGTTATCTAAGAAAAGAAGCTACCGCTTTAGGTTTTGTTTGTTTTAAATTAACTGCTGATTGCATAGACTATTTTGACGAAAACGAACTTTAAATCTATATGGGAGAATATCTATTAATGGTATTCTCTTATTTTTTAATCTTTAAAAATCTCCATCAATTTCCACTTCATCTGGAATGAGAGTTAAATCAACGACTGGAATATCGTGTTCAGCACTCAAATTCACCTGTATATTTTTCAATTCTTTTGTAATATCCTGTCCATCAATTAATACTTTGCTTTCTACTCCTTGTATTTTCCCTTCTCCTAAAGTCTTCTTAATTATTTGTATTTTCAATTACATATCATTCCTTTCTAACTAACTTTTTGTTCTCGCTTGATTTCAAACAAATAATCTACTTCTAATTTGGGAAATAGCTTTACTTGAACTGTTAGTACATCAAACCAAGAAATTTTTGTTCTTCCACTTAAATAATTTCTTACTGTTTTTTCACTAACATGAAGTACTTCTGCAATATCTTTTGTTCTAATTTTATTTCTAGTCATTTCTGCTCTTAAATTTGGAAACATATTTATCCACTCCTTTCTTAACCGTATTCGGTTATCTTGATTACAGTATAGTTCCATATTCGGTTAATGTCAACACTTTTTCAGAATTTTTTTACCTTATTCGGTTATTTTTTTGTTGACTAGCGGTAAAAAAGGTTATATATTAGTAGTGAGGTGAAGCAATAAATGGGATTAGAAATTATAAATATCATAAAAAAAGAAAAAGGAATGACTTCAAAACAATTATCAGAAAAATCTAAAGTGCCAATTGGTACCCTTAATAAAATATTAAATGGTCAAACTAAAAATCCAGCTTATGAAACTATATTTGCATTAGCTAAAGCATTAGATTGTTCTGTAGATATGTTTTGTGATAAAAAAGATACTCAAATTGATATACCAACATTAACTCAAGAAGAAACAACATTATTAGAAAACTACAATAAATTAAATTCTAAGGGTAAAGAAAAATTAATTGATTATAGTGACGATTTAACAACTAATATTAAATATATGGATAATTCTAATGACGAAATAACTGCAACTAAAGATAATGTAATTAATATAACTAATAAAAATACTGAAGAATATACTTTAGCTGCACATGATGACGATTTAGACGAAGAAACTAAACAAAAGACTATATCTAAAGTAAAAAATATATTTAAGCAAATGGACGAAGAATAGTTGCTGTAGGTGATAAAGAAATGACTAAATATGAAAAACTATTACTTTCTATTGTTATTTATTAACTCATTAATTTTTCCAAGTTCTCTAGAGTGAATGTTGGCAATTTCTTTAACCAACATTGATTTCTTATTTTCTCCAAAGCCACCTTCAATATCGTGAAATCTCATTCCACTAATTTCTTTAACTCCTCTTAGTTTTATTTGTGATACTTCTAAAAACTTCTTGTCCATTATTCTTCCTTTCTAATCCCAAAAGTTAGTCTGTTGTGGTCTATCAAGTTTTATTATTCTTATACTTTCATCAATAACCGGTAATACATCCTTATAATTCTCAACATTCAAGTCTTCCCACTTGTTAATATTGAGTAATAAAAATACTCTTGCCTTAACTTGTTCGTACTCATCATCTGCTCTTAATATCCCAAGACGCTTTTTAATATAGCTACTTAAATCAAATTTAGATTTTGAGTTTATCTTGTAATATTCCTTTACTTCTTTCAGCTTGTCCTCAAAAAGATTATTTACCATTGTTGTCAATTGTCCCTTAAATTCATTGATTGAATTTTGATTGTTTGTATATGAACCTGTCTTTCTTATCTGTGGTAGAACTTCATCAAATACCCATGACTCGAATTTCTCTGCTGATGGTAATTCACTATTAGTAATAAGCCTATACATATCACCTTCTGGAATTACATTCACTTCTAAAGTCTTATTTTTACTTTGTGGATGAGGTACCTTGTATTTTACCACCCACCTACAATGTTGCTTTATTGCGTTAGTTGTATCTTTATATCCTAGTGCTTTTGCAATATCTACCGCTATAAAATATGGTTTGTTATCAATTTCAACTGTTCTTATCTTCCCAAATTGTTCATTGTTAAAAATTTGTAATTGATTATTCATTCTTTTTTCTCTCCTTTAAGTTAATAACTCTAAGCTTTTAGCACTAATCACTTGATATTCTCTTAGTGCTATCTTTAACTTTTCATTTTCTCTTTTAACTTTTTCAAGTTCATTCTCCATATTTCTCTTTAGAACAGGCGAAAATCTTTCTAGCTCCACACCGTCGAGTTCTGCTATATAACTAGGATTAAATCTATTTTTAACCGGCACGTTCTTGCAAGGGGTTAAAATTCCCTGCCTTATATGCTCCCTTATAGTTTCTTCATGGCACTTCCAATGTTTTGCTAAATCTTTAATCGTTAATAAATCTTCCATGATCCATACCTCCTACATTCTTATTTGAGCATTGCAACCATCTATCATAAATTTGACTTCTTTACTAGGATTCCAATTTATAATAGCTTGTCTACCTATGTCATAATCTTTAACTAATGTATTCTTGTATGAATTAACATTAAGCTTTCTTTTATAATCTCTCCAAAAGTTGCTAAACACTTTTTTATTAAGTTCTCTATAAGCTGGTGCATCTGTTCCGCCTAAAATTGCAACAATCTTTTTATTAGCTAATTCCCTCAAATCTTCTTGCTGTGAATAATCTATTGTTGTATTATTTTCCAACTTTGTTATTCTCTCATCCATCTTCTGTTGCTTGCCATCAATCATAAGAATTGCTTCAAGTTCTTTTGACATTTTAGGAATTTGATAAGATCCTGTTTTTCTTATATGTGGTAAAACTTCATCTGTAACCCAATCTTGAAATCTTTCTGCTTCCGCCTTTTTAGATTTAAATATTAACTTGTACACTCCACTTTCAGTCAAGAAATTTTCTCCTGTGTTGTGTAATTTTCTAAACTGCATATTGTGCATTTTAGAATTTGTTAATTTAACAACTTGATTATCATTGAAATTTCTAATGCTACTATTAACATCTGAAATGTCAAGGCAATCTGCAACATGCTTTGGATTAAATAAAACTTGTCCTTTCCATTCAAATACTTCTACTTGTTTGTTTTCAAAAATCATCAAATTATTCATGCTTTCCCTTCTTTCTTTGTTAGCGTTTTGGAAACTTAATTATTAAAAAAAATTTCTGCTTCGATTTTTAATCTTGTACATATTTTCTTTAAATCTTGGATAGTAAAGTCTCCACTTTTTCCATTTAACTTTTTGCTGAATGTAGCTTGAGAAATATCTAACATTTTAGCTATTTCCTTTTGTTGTATATTATTTTCAGCTAAATACCCCTTAAACTTATAATATGGTTCTCTCATTTGCAACATTTAATCACTTCCTTTGTCATTTTATTGGCGTTTTGGAAACTCCTTGTCTATAATATATTCTCTTTTTGTTTCTATGTCAACAACTTTTTATAAATATTTTCAAAAAATTGTTCACAAAGAAAAACATTAGTGCTATAATTTCAATATAGGAAAGTCAACGAGGTGTTATTATGATTGAAATGAAATATATATTAAAAGGACTTAGAGAACAAAAACAAATATCTATGGATAAGATGTGCGAAGATTTAAATAATGTTTATGATGTTTCTATCGCTAAGAGTACTATATCTAAATGGGAAAACGGAAAAGCTGAACCGTCTTTAGCCAATGCAAGAATATTAACAAAATATTTCAATGTAACTTTAGATTATCTACTAGGATTAGAAAAAGAGGAATCGTATAACTTTAATAAATTATCTAAAGAAGAAACAACATTATTAGAAAACTACAATAAATTAAATGCATTAGGCAAAAAAGAAGCTAATAAAAGAGTTGCTGAACTTACAGAAATAAATAGATATTTAAATACTATTACTGATGAAATAACAGCAACTAAAGATAATATGGTTGAACTTAACAATAAGAAAATAACATATGATGATTTTGAAACAGTTGCTGCTCATAATGACAATTTAACAGATGATGAAATATCTGAAGCTGATAGAAGAATTTTAGCTGATATAAACAAACGAAATAGTAAATAACAGATGAGGCGTTGTTAATGACAGAATATGAAAAGCTAATTGTTAAAGCAGAAAATTTAGGTGCTGAAGTTAGAGAAATTGACTTTGGCACTGATAAAAAAAGTGGCAGATGTTTGAATAATATAATATACATTAATAGCAGAATGTCAGAAATAGATAAGTATGAAGTTTTAGCTGAAGAACTAGGACATTATAAAACTACTCATGGAAATATATTGAATCAAAATAGTGTAATCAATAGAAAATTAGAGAATGTAGCACGACGTGAAGGTTTTAATATAATTGTCGAGCCAAATGATGTAGTTGAAGCAATAAGGAACAATGCTTTCGCTATGCATGAAATTGCTGAATATGTTCATGTATCTGTTGAAACATTTTTCGATATATTAGAAAATTGGAAAAAAAATATGGAACTGGAATACAAGTTGGTACTTGTTATTTACAATTTGAACCTTGCTTTTATTTCATAAGAGATTACAGTAATAATGGTTCATTAAATTATAGAACCCTTGAAACCCCTTAACAAATAATATCTTTTGACATTTTAAAGAACACACGTACTGGAAGGAGGTGATTAATATTAAATTTGATTCTGCTGAAAGCGAAAAAGAATACATGAAACTTTATTCTGAATTTGGGTATTTCCATACAAATTATGTGTGTAATCATATAATACCTATGAAAGATGTAAAAAGTGCTAAAGAACTATTAAAATATTTTGATGAATAGGAGATGATTTTATGGGCTTTGATTTGTTTAATAAGAAGAAAGTAGAAAGTTTACAAAATCAAGTAACAGAACTGGAAGAAAAACTAAAACAATTAGAATTAACTAAAGAAGAAGCTAAGTATTTAGATTTAAAAAAAGAATTAACTAGTTTAGAAAATACAATTCTTAACAAATCACTTTTATTAGAAAATATAAATAATGAGATTAATGCCAAAAATGATGAACTAGATGCTTTATCAACAAAAGTATCTGAAAAATGTAATTCTCTAAAACTATTAAATACTATAGATGCTCTGAATATAGAAATAGCATCCAAGAAGGCATATTTAAATTATATAGAAGAAGATGATATGTATCAAAGTTTCGGTTTGTATAAACCTAAATATAATTTAATGGATTCAGAAGAATATAAACAAAAGCTACTAGATATAAGAGATAATCAAAAACTTCAAATAAAAAATAAATCTGCTGTTAATTATTCTGATAATTGGACTCTTGATGGTAGCAAGTCTAAAGGCAGAGCTATGAACAATGATAATATAAAGATGATAATACGTTCTTTTAATAACGAATGTGAAGCATGTATAAATAAAATTAAATTTAATAATATAGAAAATATCAGAAAAAGAATAGTGAAATCTTTTGAAGCACTAAATAAATTAAATCAAAGAAATCAGATTTCAATAACTGATAATTATCTTGACTTGAAATTAAAAGAATTAGATTTAGCGTATGAATATGAGCTAAAAAAGCAAGAAGAAAAAGAAGAACAACAAAGAATTAAAGAACAGATGAGAGAAGAAGCTAAAGTTCTAAAAGAAATTGAAAACGCTAAAAAGAAATTAGAAAAAGAAGAATCTCATTTTAGAAATGCCATTAATGATATTAAAGTTCAATTAAATAGCTGTAATGAAAATGATAAAGCTAAGCTCGAAAATAAATTAGATGAATTAAATGCTGAATTAGATAAACTTGAAAAAGATAAATTAAATATAGAAAATAGAGAAAAAAATACTCGTGCTGGATATGTATATGTTATTTCTAATATAGGATCTTTTGGTGATGATGTATATAAAATTGGTATGACAAGAAGATTAGAACCTACTGAAAGAATTCGAGAATTGGGAAGTGCTTCTGTTCCTTTTAATTTTGATATTCACGCAATAATTTTTAGCGATGATGCTCCTGCTTTAGAAAATGCATTACATAGAGAATTTGCTGATAATAGTGTCAATCAAGTAAATATGAGAAAAGAATTCTTTAAAATTCCATTATCCGAAATAGAACGTGTTGTTAAAGAAAATTACAATGAAATTGTTCAATTTACTAAAATTGCAGAAGCCGCTGAATATAGGCAATCATTAGCTATCTCTAAAAAATCTCAGCACATAGCATAAATTTATACATATGTTATCCAAATTTAATTTAAAATATTATTCTAAGTAGGCTTAATAATATAATTAACTATATAAATGGTTAGGACAAGCTAAACCATAACTAAATGTACATACTATACTTTTAGTTTATATAAGCACAAAGTATAGTATGTCTTATATAATGATTAATCCAGTTATATAACAAGTACTTAATTAATTTTCTAAGCTACCAAAGAACATACATTCGTGAATAGCTCGAATTTTATGTTATAAATTGTTAATAATAATAATAAAGGAGTTGATTTTATGAATTTAGAATACAATATTACCTATAGACAAAAAGATAAAGGATGGCAATTTATAATTTCTTACAAGGATGAATATGGAAAATGGAGACAAAAATCAAAACAAGGTTTTAAAACAAAAAAAGAAGCTAAACCAGTGGCTGAAAAAGTTGTACAAGAATTAAAAGCTAATAAAAAACTAAATCAAGAATTAAAAAAAATAACCTTTGAAGAATTTAAGGATATTTACCTAGAACATTTAAAACTACATATGCAAGAAAATACTATAAGACTGTATAAAATGGCTTTCCAATATCTAAAACCTATATATAATCTAGAACTTGAAAAAATAACACCTCTACATTTACAAAGGTGCATAGATGACATGATAAGAAATGGATTAGCGTATGGAACCGTAAAAACTTATAAAAATAGAATCACAGCAATTTTTAATAGTGCTGTTGATAAATATAATATTCTCCCATCATCACCAGCTAATAAACTTGAAATTAAAGTATGTAAAGAACCTAGTAAGAAAAAAGCTTTAACAAAACATGAGCTTGATGATTTAATCAATAGAACTGAAAATATGAAATATAAAGTTATCTTTTTACTTGCTGGAGCATGTGGTCTCAGAATAGGGGAAATTCTAGGATTACGATGGAGTAGAATAGACTTCAATAAAAACACTATAACAATAGATGTTCAATGGAAGAATCTAACTGAAAATACAGTTGGTTTTGGTGAACTTAAATCAGCTAATTCATACAGAATTGTGCCGCTGCCTCCATCTGTAAAAAAACTCTTGATAGAATGGAAAAAACATAACCCAATAGATATAAGTAATAGAGTTATCGTTTATAAAGGTATTGCTGGATTAACAGCTCTATTAAGAAACTATACTAAAAAGCTTGGCTATGATTTATCCATTCATGAATTTAGGCACACTTATGCAACAACATTAATTTCTCGCGGGATAGACTTTAAAACTGTTGCAAAACTTATGGGACATGATGTTGAGCAAACAATGAAAACTTATTCTCATGTTACTGATGAAATGATGGATAATGCTACTAAATTAATCAACAAAATTTTTTAACCATTATTTTTTTGACGAATTTTTGACGAATACATTTATTTAGTAGACAAAACTATTGATGTAGCCATTTATTCAACCTTTATCTTATTTTCCCTAGCATAATAAAATAAGTACTGTTGTGCAAATCCTGATAATTCTTTAAATTGATTTCTTGCAAATATTCTTATCTTATTTAATGATGCATCTTCTGCTCCATAAAAATAAATCATAGCACGCTTAACCCATACATCAACTGGAAATGCTGAATACTTTTCCATTGAAAAAAGCATAATACAATCTGCCACCTTTGCACCTACACCTTTAAATTCCTGTAAGGCCGAATGACATTCATCATCATTAAGACTTTTTATATACTCTAAATCGTATTTTTTAAATTCTTCTATTTTTTCGGAGTCTTTGTCTTTTTTAGCTTTATAACTACTATATACATTTGAAATTGTATCTATAATGTATTTGCTTCTAAAAGAAGCTCCTGTTTCTTGAATCTCTTCTAATGTAGCATCTTTTATTTGTTCTATTGTTGGAAATGCATTATATGTATTTCCTTTGTACTCTATAGTTCTCCCCCATTTTGCAGATATCTTATTTATTGTTTTCATTATTGAAGGAATACTATTTCTAGCTGATATAATAAAGCTAATTAATATCTCAAATGGATCTTGATTTAAAATTCTTATACCAGGACCATACTCAACACTTTTTCTCAACAAATCATCTTTTGATAATTCTTCTTTAATTTTGGAATAATCTCTATTTAAATCAAAATAATCAATCCAGATATTTTCAACATCTTCTCTGCTAGAATTATATATCTTTATATCATTTCCGTCTTCTTCAAGTTCTATAACACGTTCAAATGCTACAGTTATGTAATTTGTATCACTTATTTTATGAAATCTAAAACATTGACCACATTCAAAAGTCTGCTTTAACTTAAAATTTTTAACATCTTCTATTACTAAATAATCATCATATTCTTTTATTTGTTTATAGTCCAT